AACCACTTCGGAGTGGTCAGGGTTTGCTTGGTCAGCGGATGCACATCAAACACGTTCTGGATCGTGAATTGCTGGCCTGCCTTGATGGTCTGAACGCCGGTGCCCGTCAGAGCAATGGTTGAGGCACCATTGACCGAGGTGGTGGTGACTGTCAGCGCGCCAGTTGCCGTGCCGTTGGTAACGGTTGGCAGCAGGTTGGAGCGCATGTAGTCGAAGCCATCACCCGTGCCGATGTAGCCGCGCTCGTACTGCTCTTTGATGCGTTCGGACGACTGGAACAGACCCTTGCGAGCATCTACCGTCTTGGTATTGGTCGGAGGATTGATCAGCGCGAACTGGTCAGAGCCTTCTGGAACCAGGTTCTTGAACAGGTATTCGCCTGCCTGCAGGAAGTCCAGGATTGCGCCCGGCTGCGTACCAGCAGTGCCAACGGTGTTTGCGACAGCTTGGCAAGCCTGTTGCAGTGCCCAGCGCTCGACTTCAGCAGCGATAGCATTGACGGCAGGAGCAACGAAGTTGTCATTCCAGTACTTGATCGGACGGTCATAAGCCGTTTCGAGCGAGTTCATCTGGAAAGCAACGTTTGCGACCTTGTTCAGGACAAGCGCGACCTTTTCTTCCTTGATGTCCTGAATCGTAGAGGTAATGTCGAGATTCGAGCCAACAGTGAAGCGTGGCGGCTTCTTGATGTAGATGGTGTCGCCAGGATTTGCGGATGCGTACTGCTCATCCCACGTATCAGCCGATTCCTTGGCGATGGATTTGACGAAGCGGGCCGTCTCCATCAGGTTCTTGACGACGAGCTTTGCGGTAACGCCGGGGGCGTTCTTTGCGGTAAGTACTGCGTTAGGCATGATGTAATTCCTTTATCGTTTGCCGCGCTTCGCTTCTGCCCAAAGCTCGTCAATGTCCATGTCGCCAGCGTCTTTAACGCCTCGACCTGATGCACTGACTGGCCGGACTGGAGCTGGCGCAGATGAAACAGTTTTCTTTGGAGCCAGCAATTCGCTTTCGATCTGCTGGAGCTTTCTGCCAAGGCGCGTCGGACTCAAGCCTTCCAGTGATGCGGCCAGTTCTGGATCGTTTCGCAGATGCTTGACGATCTTTGCTGGTGCGTCACACTCAAGGAACGCATTCAAGAGTGGCGAGGGGAGTTGGTCGTCCGTAAGCAGCTCACCGATTTCGGCCTGCAGCGCTTTCAGATCATTCACAAACCCAGAATTGCCCTTCTCGATACTTTCGATGGCATGCACCGCAGACATTTCCTGCTCAATCCGTGGCCGCTCTCGCTGCATGACTTCCTGTGCGATGCGATTGGGATCAACAGGCTGATTCGGCGCTTGCTGTCGTCCTTGCTGAATGCCAGCAGCCTCAAGGTATCGCTGTACTTCAACTTCCCTGATTGCTGCACGTTCTTCTGCCCTATGGCGATTCGCTGTCTGTTTATCCAAGCGGCGACGGAGTGAGAAAGCCTCTTTCTTCAGGCGATCCAGCTCTTTGTCACTCTCAGGCAGTTCCTTCTCAGCCGCTTCCGGTTTATCGGCCTCTTGGCCTTGACCTTCTTCGACTCGTTCCTGATCCGCTACCTCAGTATTTACAGCGGGCGCACCACTATCGGGGGTCTCCGGCTCCAAAGAAGCAATTACATCTGCAACGATGTCAGACATCCGTCTCTCCGTTACTTAGCAGCGCAATGACCGGCGCAGTCGGCTTTGATGAATATACAACACTGTGGCATTTAAGCAACAAACCCGTTATGGAACAATAAAACTGACGAACGTATGTAGCTAAAAATTCTTCGACGAGAAGGTTGTCGGGGTCACGGTATAAGTTGGTGTCAGCGTATCGCCAGGTCCAAGAACAAACATTCCTGATGTCTGCCCCGTCACCACACCATTCACAGTAATCGCAGATACTGTTCCGCCCGCCACATAGACCTGCTGATTACCATTTGTTGTATTGGTATAGGCTGATCCAGAAGCCGGAACGGTCTGTGCCATCGGCACTCCGCCGTATCCGACACGACGAAGTTGGGCGTTGTAGACACGAACACGAACCGCAACGCCAACCGTTTGACTGCTGACGTAAACCTGTAACTGGTAGCCTGTGGTACTAGCGGGGTTGGCAACAACTGACGCCGTTGTGTTGATGAATTTCGGAATGGTCATCTGCACGTCCAGCTTTTCCGTTAAGTCAGCTAACGTTCCACTTGCGGGAATGATGCCCCAATCGCGGAACAGCGATGCCGTGTAGAACCGATGGCGAAGCCCGACTGAGTAGGCATTTGGGGCGCCTCCACTCCCGTTATCGCAAATGACTCGCGCACCACCTTGCAGCACTTCATTGCCCGCTAAAGCGTAGGCTGGCTGAGTGGCGGTCTGAAAGTTTGCCGAGAATTCGAGACGGGCACGGCACTCGCCAGCGACTAGCGTGGCCGGGGTCCACGTAAATTCCGTATAGAACCCGTTCGCATCAATGCCAGTTGATATAGCCTGCCCCGATGCCGTTCCGGCCTCAAAGCTAATGAAAGCTGTTGGTGATACCAAATTCAGGAGATTTGGTGTGGCGGCATCTGGGGCGAGAAAGGTGAATGGGCGACGGGCGAGCAATTTCCTCGCCGCTGCCGCCACTAACTTGCCAGCAAAGTAAGCCCCGGCTTGATTGAAGTGAATGCCATCCGCCGCATACAAGGTTGTATTGGCATAACCATCTGCCGACTTGAGCGCCGAAGCGGTATCTGCGAAAACTGCCTGAAGCGAGAAACTCGTCAGCCACGTCTGCATGCCGGCATTCACTGCATCGATAGTCACTTGCGTAGATGCCGCATTAGTTGCCGGAGCGCGAACTGGGTTGATGGCCTCAAAGATCACTCGCTTCCCAGATCGAATGCACTCAGAAACAAGCCCTTTTAGAGCCGCGATGATGGTGGCGGATGCTGTTCCGGCCATTGCGTCATTGACGCCGTATTGGATAAACACCGCTTCGGCATTGCAGGAGTTGAAGTCTGTAAAGGTCTTCCCTTCCGCCCGCCCTACCGCGTTCCATGCGACCGCCGCATCACCGGATACGCCATAATTTCTGAAAATCTCTGCGTCGCCGAGGTGCGCGGCCAGCCACGCCGGGGTGCGGATGCTAGTAACAAGCTGCCCCCCACTGACATCCGGCCCGGAGGATGGCCCGCAATTTGCCCGGCTATCGCCGTAGGTTGCTATCTGCCACGCGGGGACGGTTACAACAGGCACCTTGGTGATGAATGGGATTGTTCCGCCGGTTGCCGGATCGGTGATCCCCACGACCCCCCCGGTTACAGGATCCGCCGTGGCCGCCATGCGAGAACTAGCCCAATAAGCGCCATTCTTTGCTACAACACCATCAATCGCTGTATCCGATGGACCTACGTTGATTGTCATTGCAGTTGTTGCGACACCTCGGCAGTAGATAGCCAAAATTGCGTCATCAAATCCAGCTGTAGCTCCGTTCGGCCAGTCAATCCAATTAGCCAGATTGTTGTTGATATCAACGATCCCGGACAGGGTGTATTGAATCTTCCCCGTTCCAGTGGTTGTAACGCGCTCTCCAGAAGAGACGAGGAACACTGCTGAAGTCTGCCCAGCAGGAAGGTTTATTGTGGCTGCGGTCATTTAGTCTTCCTCGGTCAAGTCTTCAGATACTTCATTTGCCAACTCGGGTGGCGGCTGGATGTGAGCAATCAGCAGATTCACCACTTGAGTTAGATCAGCGATGGCTTTGCTGTTCTCTGTGCGCATCTGCTCAACAATCAGTTTCGTCTGGTTGTCGGAGTCAGTCTTTTGGTTAGCCGACTCGATCTTCGCCATGTCAGTTGCGGCATTGGCTTTGATCGTCATCGAATGGCGCTCATTCTCGGCCTGTATCTTCTGCTGGGCTTCAGCCATAGAGGCTTGATGGCCCTGCTCGGCCTCTTGGAGCTTCTGCATCAGTTGCTGAATGACCTGCTCGGCCTGCTGGCCCTGCTGCTGCATTTGCTTGAACTTCATCGCAATCTGCGGAGGAATCTGGTCGTCTCCCTCTTCTGCGGCGGCCTCTTGAACCTGCGGAGGCGCGACAGAAAGAAGCATGCGGTAAATCTTGTCTGCTTCCGGCCAGTCCTGCATCTTTGCCCAGATAGGACCGACGATAGGTGCCATAGCTGGGTTCTGCATGACCTGAGTGAGCATTTCGGCAGACTCTTGTCGAAGGGTCGCGTAGCCTGGGCCGACCTTCACTTGGACGTCGTATCGTCCGATGTTCGGATTGATCGCGACAGTCTGCGAGGCTTTTACAAGAGCCGGGTCTAGCTGTTCAGGGTCGAGAGTCATCGTATCTGGTGACCCATCTTCTCCCAATGTCTGGATGACTCGCTTGGTGTCATAGACGACAGGGATCATCGACAGAATCACGCGCCCCATATGCTCAATCGAGCGGGCCATGTTATCGACGTAGTGATAGTTCGCGATGGAACCTTGACGCTGGCGAGCATTGATTGCTTTGCCTGAGGTCTCATTAGAAGACATGCCCAGATTGGCGCGATACATGCCAATGGATGCTTCGAGGTCTTCCTTGCCAGCCTGAACCATCTGCAGATAACCCGCAGAAGGCTGGGCAGGCGCCAACCGCTCCGGCTTTGGCTGCTGGCGTAGCTCAGAGTCGTAAGGGTCCCACGGCAGATAAGGTGCGTTCCCGTCTGCGTTCTCCCAAAACTGCTTGTAATTCGCCACAGAAGGAGCCGAGACAATCCACGGCTGCTTAGGCGACTTCATAATCATTTCGGCTTCAGCCGTCTTGGCGACGTTGATAGCCATCTGAGCATCACGCATGCGACGAGGCATACCACAAACGTAACGTTGCGCCTCAATCCATATCTCATAGCCAAGAACGGGGATGAGAGGGATGTACGGAGACGGGAATGTGCTCTCTTCGAGGATGTCCTCCCCGCAATACTTCATCCACTCGACCGTCTTGACCTCGGCCATGTAGTTACCTACAACCTTTGGCTGAAAGCCGATGGTCTTGACCATCTCCCAATACTCATCCTCGCCAAGAGTTGTCCGACCTTCTTGTGTCTCGATGATGATGCGGTTCTTCTTTGTGATTACTACTTCGAAGAACTCACAAACTCGGACCTCATCACCTGAGTACCATCCAGACTTGTCGTCTTTGTTCTTCTTGGCGTTAGGATACTGACGCTTGAAGTCAGCAGACGTCATCACGGTCTCGACGTGACCCTCAGTAGCGTCAGATCCATCAGGCTCGGAGCCGTTGATCATCACCGCACGTGGGTCGAGCACCCGCTTGATGCGGATTTCTTGCTCGTTGGTCTCTGGATCGACTACCTCAGTGACGACACGAATCCAGCCCATGCCAGTTCGGGCGGCTTGCTCGATAGCGGTGTCATAGGTGATACCAGCGCGGGAAGCGTACTCAATATGCCGGAATAGACCTTCGAGGACTTTGGCGACCTTCATGTCACCATCAGAGCCGACGGGGATAACCTTCACCCCAGGCTTATTCATCCGCTGGTCATTGACGACCTGCATGATGTACTGATTGGTGTAGTCAAACGTGAAGTAGGGACGTCGAGCTAGCTTGCGCTCAGAGATGGTCTGAATATTCCACTGCTGCGGATTGGCGGGATTGGAGAACTCCATATCCTCCAGCATCCGCGAATGCTGCTCGGAGTTGTCATCCTTCGCTTGTTCAAAACAACGCTTAGCGCGCTCTAGCTTCTTGTCCATTGGGCGTCCCTTTGATTGCAAGGACTGTAGCCCATCTGTTGCGCGGTTACAACACGTGTTGTTTCTAAGACGCCCAGCCTGTTGTTGCCCATGACGGGTTGAAGTCGTGCTGAGCTATGGACTTCTTGCCGATGATGGCAGCGCCTCGCCCGAACAGACTCATCACATCGACACCATCATCATACTTGCCAGCAGGGAACCGTAGCAGTTGGTTGAGTAGATCAGCCTTCCATGGTGCGTTCTTAGGCAGAAACACCTTACCCATGCTTGCCATTGCTTGGATTGACCTTGCGCGAGATGGCTTGTCTGCAATACTTGGCAGCCACTCAATGCGGCAATAAGCCTCTCTCTGCTGCATGCGCTTCATCAGGTAAGGCTCAATAGCCTTTCGGATCACGCCAGACTCCCCGAACCAGCAATGCGGCTCATGCTTCAAGATCAGATCGCACTTCGCTTCTATCCACACATCCGACGTGGCTTGCGCCTTCCACCAGTCGGCCACATACAGATTGCCATTGCAATCAACACCAGCTATCCCGTGCTCTGTATAGTCGCCGCCTCCGTCTGTGACGGCGTAGTCACTAGCACCATACATGCGGAGCCCTTCTGGCAATTCATCGTACTCCCCGAACCAGTCTTTCTTGAAGTAGTCGCCGTCATCAGGGATCGGGTTCTGTTGGTACAAGCTATTCCAGTCTCGCGCAGGCAGAACCGAGCGTATCTCTTCCAGTCTTTCTATCGGATACCAGTCCGGCCATAACGCTTCGCCTGCCGCGTCAATAGCCGGGAGACTCAGAACCTCCCATTTGTCGCCGCCTTCGTCTTGAGCTGCCAGCAGTCGGCCAGACAGATCATCGTCATGCCAGCGAGTGTTGATAACGACGATTGCGCCACCAGGCATCAGACGAGTGTAAGCCGTGGATGTGTACCAATCCCACACGCGCTGCCTGCGAAGCTCGCTATCAGCCTCTTCCCGGTCTTTGAATGGGTCATCAATCAGCAGGACATCAGCGCCACGACCTGTAACCGCAGTGCCTACACCAGCAGCGACATACATGCCTCCATCGCTCGTATGCCAACGGTTAGCAGCCTTGGAGTCTTGGGCCAATGCAACACTGAAGAGTTGCGAGAACTCAGGGCTATGAACGATGTTCCGGACTTCTCGCCCGAAGTCGTTGGCCAGATCGCTGTTGTAGCTGGCGGCGATAATCTGCTTCTTTGAATTGCGTCCGATGTACCAAGATGGGAACCTGCGTGAAGCAAGCTCAGACTTTCCGTGCCGAGGTGGCATCGCAATCATCAGACGCTTGATCTCTCCTCGCTCTACAGCTTCGAGCTTCTCGGCAATGAGTCTGTGATGCGGGGCAGCGATGTATGCGGAGTTTGTGTATTCCGCAAACGACAATAGCCCGTTGCGGGCTCGTCGTCTGGCTAGCAGCTCAGTCGCTGCGTCCTGCTGCAATGTTTGCAAGCTGTTCATCCGTCAGGTTAGCAACTCGAATGGGGCCGCCATCTTCCCCGGTCAAAGCAATAGACTGCGCGGCTTTGCCATCAACGCGGTCCGCAATGAACTCTAGCGCCTTGATCTCACCTTCAGCGGCCTTTGCTATCAAGGCTTGAATGCCTTGGCGCAACTGGCTGTAGTTGTCCTGTATGAGCGCTTTGCGCAGCTCATTTGCGAATAAGTGGCGGCTCTTAGCGCCCTCTGATGTGCCTGACATTTACCCTTGATTAACCTTTTGATTCTACTTGCGAATCATTCGCATCTATGTAGATTGTTGTCGGGTCGATTCTTTTGCCATCACACGTCACTGAAATGCCGTATATGGCTTGATCTTGCATCAACTCTGCCGCCGGGTTCATTTCCTTAGCGATCTTCGCTGAATACTCAATCGCTCTTGCAAGATTGTCGGTCATCGCTTCGTCTCAACACCTAGCACTGCACTCAACTGACGCACTGCAGCATCTAGTGTCGGCTGGGTTGTTTCCTTCGACTCTTTGCGCAGTACGTTGGTGGTTACTCTCACCCATACGCCAAGATGCTTGCGGAACTTGATGTCGATGAACTCGAACCTGTCTGCAAGTGTCGCCAACAGCTCATCCAGCGGGATGTCTTGGGTTGTCATCGGTGGCCTGCTATGAACTCTTCAAAGCTGACCGCGGGGCGTCCGCTTCCTTGGGCGTCGATACTGTAGTCATTGTACGCTTGGCGCATCTTCATGATGTTGCCTGCGTTAGCGGCCATCCCCGAGCCTAGATCGCTGGTGGTTGGCTGGCGTTGCTGCATGCCGAGGAGTTGCGCAAGACTGGATAGGCTCATTTCTTCTTCCCTTGGTTGCTACTTCTCGACATCTATCTATCCTGGTTGCCAGTGTCGAGCACGCTACGGCGGAGCGCTGCAAGAGGAGGTCTCTTATGCTCTTGTGGCTTCTCCCTCGCAACCAACAGCCAAGAAAGTGTAACAGGCTGTGTTGCTTTGGTTCTGCGAGCCACCGCGCTAATTTGTTGCTGTCTTTCCAGCTGTCATCTTCTCTCACCCGACCCACCTAACCAGACATTGGTCGGCTACGCAACACAAGTGTTTCGTCCTTTATGGACTCATCAGGCGTAGTGTCTGGCCCGCTCTGCTACTTGAAAAGAATTGCAGAGGTATGCTCGTTGCACGTCTTCCCGTGCTGCCATCAGACGGCGGCCATGATCCCACAACCCTTGTCTGAACTCTTGACGATTGGACCTCGATGAACCACTCGCCTTGAATCTTCAGTATAAACAATACGCTTTGGCGGTCAAGTCCTGAGCCATGTGCCGTGTCTTCCTATCGGGTCATGCCTCTTGGCTCGCTTCTCTTCCAATAGCTTGCAGAGGCAGTCTGATACGGTTGATTTAGCCACTCCAAGCTTTAATGCAATCATTGGCTGCGTGACTGGCTTGTTCTTGCTCAGGCACTTATACACAGGCTCCAGATACCTGTAGT